CCGGCGGCGGCCCAGGCGGCGGCCAACTCCTCTTTGCTCGCCAGTCCGTTCGCATAGCGCTCGGCGACTTTCAGTGCGCCAATACTGCGTTGATCAGTCATCATGTGCGCCACCTGCCGGGCGCACCAGACTGCATAGAGCCTGATCTCACGGTCGTGGCCTGTCACGGCACGAAGACACCAGAGTGCGTCGTCGAGGCCGTTGCTGTCGAGCACGGTCGCGATGGGTAGCAGCTCGTCATCTGCGGCCGACTTGCCCATGTGTGTGAGCAGCTTTCGCCACCCATCGGCGCATGGAGAGTGCGCGCGGATTTCGTTGAGGGTGGTGTTCATGCGGACTTCTTGCTCATGTTGTCCAGATCGCGCACCAGCCTGGCGGCGCGAAGGGTTTGTTGCAGCTTCTTGGCGGCTTCGAGGTTTTCCCGGTCTGGGTTTGCGAATGCAGCCAGCTCCGATTCAAGGCGGCGGCGCTCGGCGGCTTCGGCCTGGTCGGCCAGCCAGGCGCGGTGCAGGGCGCTCATGCTTCGCCCCCGGTGGCCTTGGCAATGGCGGCGCGGGCCTGCTTCTGCGCAAGAGCGCAGATGCGGATGTTCTCGTCGAACCATTCGCGCCACTTCGCCGCCCCATCGGGCGCGCACCGTGTCTCTTCCGGGAACCCGGCGTCTTCGCGCCGAAGCCACTCGGCGAACGTCTGGCACGCTTCCAGCAGTTCGGGCGCTGCGGCGATCAGGCGGGCGTTGGCATCTTCGTTGCCAGACCCGGCGCAGGTTTCGGCGATTGCGATGCCTCGCCCCTTGCTGCCTGCATCAAACGACACCAACCATTCCACGCTGCGCGCCGTCAACTCTTTTCCGAATTTCCACGGGCCGGGGGTGTGCTTGTGGGTGCTCATGCTTGCTCCTTGATGCTCAGCCCGCAGGCCATGCTGGCGATGCTGTTCGACAGGTGCCACACATCACGGAGACGGCGGGCTTGTTCGTCGACCGCGTTCCAGTAGTCGGCATCGCGGTTCTTCACGATTTCGGCCAGCAGCTCATTGACGGCCGAGGCAACCACGTCGGCGTCACGCCGGCCGGCAGCGAGTTTCAGCACCTGCCCGAGCAGATCGCGCTCGCGGCCGTACTCGCCGACTTCCAGCTCGTCGATGCCGCTCTTGATGACGCCCAGCGTGCGCTCGATGGCGAAGTCGGCGCGCTGCGCGTCGGCAACGTCGTCGCCGTACAGGCGCTCTTCCTCGTCGCGGCTCAGGGGCCGGGCCATGGGGTTGTCGGGGTTGTCCATGGTGCGCTCCTCAGCTCAAAACCTGATAACCGCGCCCGCTCATGCAGCGAACAACCACGGCGCGCTGATTGGCCTCGCCTGCGCCTGCGCCCTGCAGGCCACCAGCAACAGCGCCAGCGGCCGCCCAGCGGCCATGGCCACCTCCGCCCAGGATGGCGCTCAGCACGCCCATGACGATTGCGCCGCCGACGGCGCCGGCGGCAGCGCCTTCACCAGCTCCGGCCACGCGCCGCGCGTAGTCCTGGCACTCGGCCAGATCGGCGTTGTAGTCGCCGATTCGATGGCCCGTGTCCACCATCGGGGCATAGTTCGCGCCACCTGGTGCGGTGGCGCAGCCGGCCAGCAGGGCAGCGGCTGCAAGAGCAATGAGCTTCATGATTCCTCCGGTCGATAAAAAGCCCGCGTGCTGCGGGCTGGGTGTGTGTGCGCTCAGTCGGGACTCGAACCCAATACCTCCCGCTTTGAACACGGGGCTCTACCTGTTGAGCTACTGAGCGCAATCTCAGCACATCGAAACCCCCCATCGGAGGCTTGGATGTGCCGCCCGGCTCATGTGTCCGGGTCGGGTGCGGGCCTCTCCCCCTGTCACGGGCTCCCGCTGCCCACTGGCTGGGCTTTGCTGATCACTATCAGCGCCGTGTCCACGCAGCCTCCAATCCCCACCCGGGGCGACCGCGTTCCGCCAGCTTGCTGCTCTTGGTGCTGGCACCTCACCACCGTCTCACGCCCGGTGGCCGCGCCTGCTGTCTGCTTTCGAGAACCGCAGGACTCGCTGTGTTAAGGAGCTTCGGGCTCGGCTCGATCGCTTGGCCCGCGCCGCTTTGTGTGCGGCATGGGCGTATTATGCGCTAACGCATGGGATAGTCAAGCGAAAGCGCGCTGTGCTGATGCGCAAACGCATGATTTATTGCAACAGAACGTAACAGTAGGCCGCAGATGGCTGGGGCGCTTGCGCATGGCGATGCGTTAGCGCATAATGGCGTCATGAGCCAAGTTCAAGATGCCTTAGCAGTGCTGCGGCAAACCATGTCGCAGGCCGAGATTGCCGAAGCCATCGGCGTGAACCAGTCGCGCATCTCACGTTGGGAAGCGGGCGATGTTGCCAGCGGAGCAGAGGCCGCAGCAAAGCTGATCGCTCTGGCAGACAAGAAGACCGCAGACGCATCGCCCGAACTCGCCTCCAACACGGGGGCTGCGTAAGTGCTTCTCCTCCGCCATGCCAAGCGAATCGCCCACGACTCCGGGCGCGGCATGGCTTCGCCCGGCTTGTACAGCGGGTTTTTCTATTCGGTGCGTAGTCACCAAAAAGCGAAAACCCGCTGCGCAAACAGCGGGCTTTCTAACCAAAACTAGCCATTGAAAGGGAATGACTGTGGCTGATGTGATTTTAGCGGAGCGACCGCTGTCCTACAAAGACTTCATCCTGTCGAAGTCTCATTCTGGCGGGGATCATGGGTTCAAGCCCATTTCCTTGCCGCAGGTTCTTTTCGACTTCCAGGCCGCGATGGTGGAATGGGCCTTGCGCAAGGGCAGGGCTGCGCTGTTCGAGGACTGTGGTCTTGGCAAGACCGTACAGGAGCTGGTGTGGGCTGATAACGTGGTGCGCAAGACGAATGGGCGTGTCCTGTTCTGTGCGCCGCTGGCAGTGGCCTTCCAAGTCGCACGCGAAGCCGAAAAGTTCGACGTTGAAGTGACGCTGTGCCGTGACGGGAACATCGGCGGCGCAGGTATCTACATCACCAATTACGAGCGCCTGTCGCTGTTCAACCCTGCCGACTTTGACGGGATGGTGTGCGACGAATCGAGCATCTTGAAGAGCTTCGATGGCGCGACCAAGACCGCCATAACGACATTCATGCTCAAGCTGCCCTATCGCCTGCTGGCGACGGCCACGGCAGCGCCGAATGACTATATCGAGTTGGGCACATCGTCCGAGGCACTGGGGCACCTGGGCTACATGGACATGCTCAATCGGTTCTTCAAAAACGACTTAAACAACTCCGCTACGGGCCGGATGCGTGGCGAGGTCATCAAGTGGCGACTCAAGGGCCATGCTGAAGAGCCTTTCTGGCGCTGGGTTGCATCGTGGTCACGCGCGATGCGCAAGCCGTCTGACGTGGGGTTTGACGACACGCGCTTCATTCTCCCGCCGCTGAACGAGCGCGAGCATGTGGTATCGGCTGAGAGCGTTGCCGAGGGGATGTTGTTCGAGCTGCCTGCTGTTGGCCTTAAGGAGCAACGCGAAGAGCGCCGCCGCACCTTGACCGAGCGCTGTGAGCAAGCGGCCAGCTTGGTAAACGGCACCGGCCAGCCCGCCATCGTCTGGTGCGAGCTGAACGACGAAGGCAACCTGCTGGAAAAACTGATTCCAGACGCGGTGCAAGTCAGCGGCGCAGACAGCGATGACGCGAAAGAGGAAAAGCTGTTGTCGTTCGCCGACGGCAAGGCCCGCGTATTGATCACAAAACCAAAGATCGGCGCATGGGGGCTGAATTTTCAGCACTGCGCGCACATGACGTTTTTCCCGTCACACAGCTACGAACAGACCTACCAAGCCATCCGCCGATGCTGGCGCTTCGGACAGAAACGCCCCGTGACGGTCGATTACGTCACCACCGAGGGCGGGCGCGGAATCATGCGCAACTTCCAGCGCAAAGCAGCAAAGGCAGATGCCATGTTCGCTAATCTGGTCACACACCAGAACGCGGCGCTGGCAATTGAGCGTGCGAGCGCTTTTACTAAAAAGATGGAGGTTCCGACATGGCTGATGTGAACGATGTGTTCGACCAGTTTGTAACGGACAGGTGCGCCCTGTTCAATGGTGACTGCATTCAAGGGATGCAGAAGCTTCCGAGCGGCTCCGTGCATTTCACCGTGTACTCGCCGCCGTTCGGAGGCCTTTATCACTATTCCAGCAACGACCGCGACCTGTCCAATTGCTCGGACTACGACGAGTTTTTGAAGCATTACGAGTTTGTCGTCGCAGAGAAAGCCCGCATCACCATGCCGGGCCGGATGACAGCGGTTCACTGTATGGATGTACCGCGCTCCAACTCCGGCACTGACAGCTATATCGACTTTCCCGGCGACATCATCCGCCTGCACGAAAAGCACGGCTGGAAGTACGCAGGCCGTCACATGATCTGGAAAGAGCCGCTAGATGTTCGCCTGAGAACGATGCAGAAGAACCTTGCACACGCCGCCCTGTGTGAGGACAGCATCGATGCCGGCATTGCCAGTGGTGATTACCTGTTGCTGTTCCGCAATGCTGGTGCCAATCCGATTCCCGTGCAGCACCCTGTCGGAATGTTGGAGTACGCGGGCGAACGTGTCCCTCCGTCTGACGTGTTGCCGTACCGTGGCTGGAAGGGCAAGCAGACCGAGAACAAGTTTTCTCATTGGATCTGGCGTCAGTACGCCGATTGCATGTGGGATGACATCCGGTTCAAACATGTCTTGCCCTACCGCGAGGCGCGGGACTCCGAGGATGAAAAGCACGTTCATCCTCTTCAACTGGATGTGATCGAGCGATGCGTCACGCTGCGCACCAATCCAGGCGAAACCGTGCTGACGCCTTTCATGGGTGTTGGCAGCGAGGTTTACATCCCCGTCATGCTGGGCCGCAAGGGCATCGGCTTTGAGCTGAAGCAGAGCTATTTCCGGCAGGCAGTCAAGAACGTGCAGGCCGCGCTGGATGGCGTTCGGTTTGACATGCAGACCGCCGATCTTTTTGATTAAGAGGTGGCCGCATGAAGCACCAACCCGCCGCCCGCCACTCTGCCTTCTACTGGCGGGACGGCTACCAGCAGCAGATCGACTGGACAAACGGCAAGCGTGCCGCGCTGAGCCGCATCAAGACGGCCAAGGAGCTTGTCGCCGGCCAGGACCACGAAATAGCTGAGCCGCCAGCAACCAAGGGCGCCATGTCGGCTGGGTATTACCAGATCGGCACCAGGCGCGGTGATGTTGGGCGCAAGAAGCTGCGGGGTGCGTCATGAACGACCGCGAAATGGAGCTGGAAGACCTGATCACGTCGCGCAGTGGTGACGTTCTCAGGCTGAAAGCCAAGGCTGATGCAGCCATGCCAGATATTGCTAAGGTGTGGCGCGATGAGGCACGCCGGGCAGCGTCTGACGTGGCTCGATTGGTGGCACTGCGCGAGCCGGCGACGGTGGCGCGGATGGAAGCGGAGCGCGGGCTGTCTTGAACTACTACAAAAGGCACATAGGCGACTACGCCGCTGCAACCAGGCATCTGAGCCTGTTGGAGCACGGCGTGTACTGCATGTTGCTCGATATCTATTACACGTCCGAGAGGGCTTTGCCAGTCGATACGCGTGCCGTTCAGCGTCTGGTTGGAGCAAGATCGAAGGAAGAGCGTGAAGCAGTCGAGACGATCCTTGAGGAATTTTTCGAAAATGGCGTTGATGGCTGGCATCAGTCTCGGTGCGATGAAGAAATCCATCGCAAACAGGTAATTGCCGAGACAAATCAAGCACTTGGCCGTATGGGCGGACGCCCGAAAGCCATAACCGATTCGGTTATCCCAGAAAACCCAAAAGGTTCAGAACCTGAAACCGAAACGGTTTCAGGCAATGAAACCTACCGAAACCCTAGCCATAAGCCAGTAACCAGTAGCCAGTATTCCAATCCTGACGGATTGGTTGTCGGCAGCCCATCGCTGCCGCCTTGTCCGCA